AGAAGGCATCCATCCAAGTAGCAGAGATGTTCGAGCCTAACAAGTGTAAGATTGTTTACCTAGACCTAAAGGATGCTAACGAATACATCAAGGAATGTAAGCGAGAGGAGTTCATGAAGGCTTGGTGGGCAGCTAGGACATACACACCCGCTGGCATTGTCAACCTGAAGGACTATGGTGCTGCTCTATACGATGAGAAGCAACAAAAAACTTGCTTGTATCCCTTTGCTGGTTTGAATGAGAAGCTGTATGGTATTCGGACTGGAGAGTTAACTACGATCACGGCTGGCACTGGCACTGGTAAGTCATCTGTAATGCGTGAGTTGATGCACCACATGCTGAAGAATACCACAGAGAACATTGGTGTCATCTGCTTGGAGGAGAATGTCAGGCAGACCATCTTCCACATTATGTCAGTTGAAGCTAATGCTAGATTGTATATTAAGGAGATACGTGAAGCTTACCCAAAGGAAGACTTGGAGAAGTATCAAGCTGCTACAGTAGGAACTGGAAGGTTCTTTGCCTTCGATCACTTTGGTTCGTTAGGCACAGAAGAAATCCTTGCTCGTATCCGTTACATGATCAAGGCTCTAGATTGTAAGTGGATCTTCCTGGATCACTTATCTATCCTGATCTCTGGCTTGGATGGTAATGATGAGCGTAGGAACATTGATATTCTGATGACTAAGCTACGTAGCTTAGTAGAAGAAACTAACTGTGCTTTGCTGTTAGTCTCTCATCTACGCAGGGTCAGTGCTGATGGTGGCCATGAAGAAGGTAGGGAAGTATCTCTATCACATCTGAGAGGATCACAGTCCATTGCTCAGTTGTCTGATACAGTGATTGCAATGGAGCGTGACCAACAAGCAGACGACCCTAACATCGCCAACACCACTACGATACGTGTCTTGAAGAACCGTTATGCAGGTGAGAATGGTATAGCCTGTCACTTGTATTTTAATAAATTAACTGGTAGGCTTCATGAAGTAGATAACTTAGGAGACACAGATACTCAGAAAGCAGAAGTTAATAGTGGCTCAAACTCTTTCTAAACATCAGCTTTATTACCGTAAGAATAGAGCAAAGAGATTATTGGAAAGGCAAAAATACTATAAAGGAAGTAGGGTATTAGGTTCTGACTTGTTCTTTAGGAATAGACTAGCAGCGATAAAGTCTAAAGCTATTAAGAATAATCTTAAGTTTAATCTTACTCTTGATCATATTAAAGATATCTTTCCTCTAGATTCTAAATGTCCAGCCTTAGGTATTAAGTTTAAGATGTCTACTACAGGATTTGCTGAAAGAACATCGGCTAGTTTAGATAGAATTATTCCAAAGTTGGGATATACCAAAGGTAATGTCATCTGGGTTAGTATGATAGCCAATAGAATCATGAGTGATGCTAATGCAGATGAAGTTGTTAAGGTTGCTATGTTTTTTAAGAAAAGTATATTAAAGGGAGGAGATGGGATGAGCGACACCACTAAAGAGGATTGCCCCAAGTGCGGCGGATCTGGGTTGGTTCATTACGACGAGAACCATTCGACAAAATGCTGGGTCTGTTGCCCTCACGATAAGGGATGGTGGCTGCTCAATGAAAACTATAAGGACGCTGGCAAGCTTTGTTGCAGGGCGGGCTGCGGGACGACGAAAGATAGAGAAGGGGCTGCAGGTTAAGTAATAATGATTTTAATTGCTGATACTCCTTACTTAGAAGTATTTATTCGTAAAGAATTTTTATATGACGAAGCAGATCATGTTGGAGAGTTTGTTCCTGCTGTAGTATTTGGTTTTCGAGCAGAACCAGCAAGGGGGCCAATGTTTCAAGTAATGTTAGAGTCTGGCGCTCAATGGGCGCGGGTGCCAATTCATAAAATTTGCAGCAAGCCTTGTGATCCGTTGCCTTTGGAACAATGTATATGGTGGGATAATTATGGATATGAGTTTGTAGTTCATAGTTTTGATTTTCTAAAAAATATGACTGTAACAGCTTTAGGGCGTGATAAGATTATTAGAAAAGGTAAATATTTATTTACAATTGACTGGGCTAAAACTGGTTGGAGTGAGGTAGCAGATCAGCATAAAAATCATCATGTAATTGCATTAGATACAGGGCATTGGATTGCTTATCCAAATAATAGATTGGTCTGGCATGATCCTTCTTGGATTGATCCGGCCCCTGACAAGGAGTGGAGAACACCTACTAGAAGTTATTCTGTTGAATAATTAATTTAAGAAAGGAATTAGAATATGGCTGATAAGTCTAAAGTAAACGAAGCTGGTAACTATACTAAACCAACAATGAGAAAAGCTATCTTTGAAAAGATCAAGGCGGGTGACAAAGGTGGAGATAGCGGCCAATGGTCAGCTAGAAAAGCACAGATGTTAGCTAAAGAATACAAAGAAAAAGGTGGAGGATACAAAGATTAAATTATGAAAGAACCTCAAAAGAGTTTAAAAAATTGGACTGAACAAAAGTGGCGAACAAAAAGTGGAAAGCCTTCAACACAAGGCCCCAATGCAACGGGTGAAAGATACCTACCAGAAGAAGCAATTAAGGCATTGACACCACAAGAATATGCTGCTACATCTAAAGCCAAACGTGAAGGCACTAGCAAGGGTGAGCAGTTTGTGAAGCAGCCTAAGAGCGTAGCTAATAAAACTAAAAATTACAGGTAACAGCATTTTCTAATATAGTCTCTGGAGAAATAAAGAACTTAGCAAAGGATATAAAACAACATGGAAGTAGTAATAGACATTGAAACAGATGGCTTAGATGCTACTTTAGTTCATTGCGTAGTAGCTAAGGATACAGCTACAGGGCAGCTATATACATGGCAAGGTTCGGAATGTTACTCTGATACTTTCAAAGAATTTGTCCGAAGCGTGTCTACATTTATCGGACATAACATTGTGTCCTTTGATGTTCCTATTATGAATAAGTTATTAGGCACTGATATTAAACAGGAGCAGTTAGTAGATACACTAATCCTATCACAGCTTATTAATCCCATACGAGATGGAGGACATTCCCTAGAGGCTTGGGGAACTACTTTGAATTGTCCCAAAGTTGAGTTTGGAGGAGACTTCTCAGTGCTTACTGACCTGATGGTGTCTTACTGTCAGCAGGATGTTCAGCTTACTCACAGGGTGTATATAACTATGCTCCCTGAGATTAAGAAGATTACTCCTCAATGCATTGAGTTAGAACATAAGATTAGATATCTATTGGATCAGCAAGAGAATACAGGCTTTACTTTAGATGTTCAGAAGGCAATGATCCTGAAGGCTCGATTGTTAGATAGATCATCAGTATTGGAACAAGAAGTTAAGGATTTATTTAAGCCAATGCCTGTCTATGTTAGGGATGTTGTGCTTAAGATGAGGATGAATGGCTCACTCTCTATGGTTGGCTTAGGACACATAGACGACATCAATACCGTAGCGGGTCCACATTCTGTTATAGAATACCCTACATTCAATCTAAACTCTCGACATCAGATAGCCAAGCACATGATACAGCTTGGTTGGAAGCCTACTAAGTTTACTGACAAAGGGCAGGTCATCGTAGATGAAGCTGTCCTGAAAGATGTTGATCTTCCTGAAGCTAAGAAGATATCTGAATACTTATTGGTTGAGAAGCGGGCTACACAGATACAATCATGGTTAGATGCTGCTGACCATAACAATAAGATACATGGTAGGGTTCTTACTCTACGAACTATCAGTGGTCGTATGGCTCATTCATCTCCTAACATGGCCCAAGTCCCTGCTAACTACTCTCCATACGGCAAAGAGTGTAGGGAGTGCTTCATTGCTCCTGATGACAAGACTTCTCTTGTAGGCTGCGATGCTAGTAGCTTAGAGCTAAGGTGCTTAGCTCATTACCTTAATGATCCTAAGTTCACGGCTGAAGTTGTTACCGGTGATATCCATACAGCCAACCAGAAGGCTGCTGGATTGTCTACTAGAGATCAGGCTAAGACATTCATCTACGCCTTTATCTTTGGTGCAGGGGCTGCTAAGATCGGTCTAATCGTAGGCGGTAATGCTAAGGATGGTCAGCGCCTTATCAACACCTTCCTGTCTAACGTCCCTTCTCTAGCTGTATTCAGAAACAGAGTTGACGTTGCTGCTAAGAGAGGGTTCCTAATTGGTTTAGATGGTAGGCGTTTAATCGTAAGGTCACAACATACCGCTCTTAACCTTCTAATCCAAGGGGCTGGTGCAGTCATCTGCAAGAACTGGTTGGTTGAGATTAACAGGCTAAAAGATAAGAGCGTCAAGTTAGTAGCAAGCATTCATGATGAGTATCAGTTTGAAAGTCCCTTAGAAGTAGCTGAGACTTTCGGGCAAGTTACTAAGGTTGCCATGAAGAACGTAGAAGCTTATTTGAAAGTAAAGTGCCAATTGGACAGCGA